TATCTTCACCCAGTTCTTTCTCTGAGTCGTAATCAAGGTTTAGCGATGATGGGGCGTACCAATTCATTTATTAGCATCCAGTATAAATGGGCCATCTCGGTCACTATTCTTAACTGTTAGCATCGCAGACCCATCCCTGTTTAGAAATTGGATGATGTACTTGCCATAATCAACAGCCACCAGCAGACCGTCCTCAATCAATTCTTTTTTCCCATTGGGAGGTAGATTAGGGTCCATTTGTGAAAGTATGGATTCTGATGGGTTCTCGCGCCATTTCTCAAACGCACCAGCATCTTTACCTCTAGGCAATAGTGTCTGATAGTCTTGGCTATTCCATAACCCACTAGGGTCATATTCCCCATTGTATACGCCACCAGTAACCTGAGTGATCGCATCATTCAATTCATTAGTGGGCAAGTCTATATCTGCATCGGTAATAGGTGGTTTCTGCGCTAACCGTTCCATCAGCAATGCTTGAACAGCTTGCCGACTAGATTGAGCAAGTTTGTGATTACTGCCAAAAGCACTACCTATAGCCGTTGCAATCACATTTTCTAAGTTCTTGACTGTCTTGCTTGACTTCATAATAGTCATGCCACGCAATACCTTGTGCGAGGTTTCTCTGCCCACATTTGTCCGCGCCAAATCTCCGATGACAGCATAAACACCACCCACCGACTTATCTGCAATTTGCCCCCAAACCTCCATTGATTTGTCACCGAACATCAGATTAACCGCAACCACCTTATCCACTACCTTTGTGATGCTGTTGTTTCCCATGAGCATATCAAGTTCTCGCTCAATCTCACCCGACTCGCTGGGCGTTAATAATTGAACAGGTCGGTTCAGTGCTTGTTCGTATTGCGCGACTTTCTGCAAACGACTATCAATGGCATCGGGGTCGGGATTAACCGGGTCTATGGGTTGAAACTCTCGCCCAAAGAAATTATCAAGGAATTGCACCCCTTTATCTTTCAACTCAGAGTCAAAGTTATCCGCAGCCTTGCTATAGATTTCTTTTTCTTCTAATTTGAGTGTTTCTAATATCTTAGATCGCTCACCCACCGAGTGCTGTAAGAACTCATTAATAGCCTTACCTCTGCGAGTCGCATCAATGAACTCTTGTTGCTTTACTGGATCAAGGTACGGAATGTTGTCAATCGCTGTCTTGCTGTCTTCTTCTGTAACTGGGATGCCGTTATTCAGTGATGTGACCACTGATTTAACCTGGTTCTTAGCCTGTGATATTTGTACCTTTGAGGCGCTTGCAGTCAGTTTTGCCTCTGCATTTCTTAGTCGGACCTCTTTGTAATAGGCCGTTTCTAACTTCGCTTGCATCTCAAGGCGCGACATCCCCAAATCTTCAGCCGAAACATCGGATTCCATGAAGTTGTCGATCATTTCCTTGCCTTTCTCAAGGCCACCCTCAGATTGTAGGGTTGTGTTAAACGCCCCTAAGAACTGATGACTCGCATCCTCACGGTCTAACTTAGCAGCAAACTTAATAGCATCTGCCTCAGTCAATAAACCATTCTCTTGTGCTAGACCCAAGTCACCGAGCAAACTTTGTTTTAACGCAGCAGCCGCATCATCATCGCCCCGATAAGAGGCATCTAATAATTCAGTTAAACGTACATCCAACCCCTCTGTAACGGTGGCAACATTGGCATCAAAGTCTGCTTTCTGTTTCCCGGCTAACGCTCTGCCGATGTCATTCTTGTAATAGGCTTGATGAACAGACTGCCATGCGTTGAATAGTTGAGGGTCTAAGGTTTCTTTCATCCCTTTGGACCATCCTTTGTACGCATTGGCCATGCCATCAGGGTCGTTCTTGTATTCTTCACGCAACTCCGTAGAGCGCTTAATGATGTCCACTTCACTACTGCTTTTATAAGCCGCAACCGCAGCCTTATCATAAGCGTTGTCGTAGGCAGTCCATCCGTTTTTCAATTCGGGTTTACCTGTTTGACCGGCTAACATTCCGGCAATATTGGCCTCTTTCTTAACATTGGCCTCAAGATGCTGAAAGGCAACCTTGCTCACCTGGTTAGCGACTTGACCCACTTGTTGCCATGAGTTGTACACTTGAGCATGGGCGCGACTCTGATGGTCAGGCGCTTGCTTGAAATTCAGTACGGTCTTTTTTTGGTATCTTTCAGCCATTATTATTTTCCAAATACTTGGTTATATGACGGAGAATTAACCGAGCGCACCGATGGACTAGATGTTTTTGCTCCGGTAGGCCCACCCAATGAAGCAGCCGATGTCAGGCCACTGGCCACCGTACCGGCAACTTTAAATAAACTGGCTCTCTTAGCCGCCTTGCCACCGTACATGGCCCATTGGCCTTGTGATTTTAAGTTACCAACTGTAGATGCGGTGCTGCCCTTATCCATGATGGAATCGTATTCGTAACTATTCACATCTGTTTTCAGCATATTTAAGGCTGAACCCTCGTAGGCTCTGATGCCTGATGCGGCTGATGCTGCATTTTGACTAGCCATTGCGGAGAGTAAGCGCTTACGTCTATCAATCTCACGCTCTTTGGCTGACATCTCCTCCTGTTCAGCCTGACGGTCTAACTGGTCTTGCTGTCCTTTAGCCTGTGCCTCGGCTGCTTCGCCTTGCGCGTATGCTGAATAGGCGCTAGTAGCCACACCAATTACAGCGACAGCAAGTATAGCCACATTCCAAAAAGTCATAACTTACCCTCTATATTCTTTGTATGGGCCACTTCAGTGAGCGGACTAACCGGCTCAACTAACTCGTCCTCTATATCTTTGATCTCTGTTTTATCTGTCGCATGAACTGCAACACAAATAGTATCTTCATACGCATAGGCCACTCGCTTGATGCCAGCCTTGCTCGATAAGATGGCTGGTGCTTTGATGCGTTTCACACCGTCATCAGTCATCACCTCTAAATCACCGGACATCACAAAAAATAAGTGATCCCCTTTGTGTACTTTGCCGGTAACAACTACCCCTTTAGGGATTAATAATTCTCGCGCATACACGCCACCCGAAAGATAATGCACTGGGTCTAATGTGACTTGCTCATGCTTGGCCATCTCATTTTCAAGTGCGAGAATCTTGGCGCGTGATGGGTTACGGATAGCAGCCAGCATTACGCTTCCATCTCCAAAGACACACCGAGCAATAACATCGGCACCGGGTCAGTCTGGGATATTTCAATCTGTGCTAATTCTGACCATCCCATTTGATAGACATCTTTTAATCCGGTGTATGGTGTTGGCGTGTTGTTCAAAACATTAACTCCTAGCGCTCTATCCGGCAACAATGTGCCGTCAACGTGTAGACCTAATGACTCATAAACATCAAGCATTACCCGGATGATTCGTTTCTTACGCATTAACGTAGGACCATTCTGAAAGTCCATGTTCAATGGCATGGTTTTAAGCAGCGTATCGTAATCTAAGCCTACTTCTACGGCCTGTGCTGACCGTGACAGCGTGATATTGCCGGAGGTAGGTGTTGCATTAGACATCACTGCACCATCGGCTTTAACGCGACATTCTTCACCATTCAAATGCCCTAGTCCTGTGACTGTTGCACTGCCTGGTGTTGAGCGTTCATTAGCATCGGTATAGCTATCGACATCAACCATCTCTAAGAATCGAACCACTGAGCCGTTAATCGTGCGCTTAGTGACAAAATAGACATCATCAACCACCACGCATACCGCTTCAATATCGCCCGATGTTACCCATTGGGTCCACCCCGATACCTCCTGATTGCGGAGCATATTGAATACAGCCATTGTGCCGTTGTCGTTCACCAGGTAGAGATAGTTCGCATCATCTTTTGAAGTGCCGCGCGAAACATCCATATCAACCGGTGACGATAATAGATGACTAGCAAGCAACGATGTGCTTGTTGAGGTGTACGCATCTTCTGTGTAGGTGTAAATAAACTCACGAATTGATTTCCCAGTACGATCTAAGAATAGCGTTGAGCCATCGAGTGATTTAGGTCTAACTGAACTGCTACCAAATAACGATTGTCGCTTCACTGATGATTTCTCAGGGGTGATAATCGCATCAGGCATATAGAATTCACCCCCGGTGGTGAATATCTGTAAGTGCCGACCAGCAAAGATACCGGTGATAGCGTTCACTTGGTCAGTATCTAGGGTGACATAAATGCTTTCATCATCCAGTGATGTGCCTAGATTGAAATTGTAAAAATCATTAGTGACGCTACCCCATAGTGATTGCGGTCTTTTCTTCGATCCACCGAGCCACATCCGGCCACCAAAAAAAGTGACAGACTTGGGCCATCCGTTGGAACTCGACCAGACATTGCCGCCATTGTACTGAGGAATGTTAGAGAGCGATATTGTGCTTAATGTCCATGAAGTGTGAGTTGACCCACGCACCAACTTTCTTGGCTGATGATCCTCATGCACGATAATCATCGTGTCAGCAGATTGCGTCCAGTTCAACTCAAATAGCTGCGCTGTCGTATAACTGGTTGAAACTGTAGCCTGACTTACACCATCTTTGAATATCTCGATCTGATTGTTGGTGAAGACCATCAGATAAGTCTGTTCGGTATTGAAACTGAACGCGGCCATCCGTGCTTCACCCGATAGTGTTGCTTTGTACCCCATGCCGGGTCTGCGCTTCACGCCCCCTTGTGGCATAGACAACACATTCTTAGCTATGGCTGCACCTTGGTAGAACTGCTTTACATCGGTCCGAGCAGCTAGGCGCGGATCAAGTTCACCAGAGTTGAAGTTTGTTTGTAGGGTTATTGCGCGTGGCATCTAAAGCCTCGCTGCCCAGAGTGGTGTACTGGCTATAGCGTCCGGTGGTCGTGATGACGCATCGGCAAACTTAGCTTGCCTGAGTTGGTTCTGAAACATCCCATCATACAACTGACCTTTAGTCGAATTGTCGGTAACAGGAACAGCAAATTGTGAGGCTAGATAATACTCAACCAACTTAACGAAATAAGCCGGGAGTTCACTTTCTGCTGGTTTGTACACATAATCCAAATCCAATGTCTGTTGGTTTGAATATATTTTGTCCTCAAAAATCTCGTAGTCTGACTGCGGAATGACGCGATTAATGAGCATATAATTGGCCGGTAATTGAAACGCATAATCCCATTCATTCAAAGGGGTTGCGGTCAACCGGGAAAGCGACACTTTACCACTAGCAAATCGCCAACGGTGTAGAGTCAATAGATTTTCATACGAGGAATTATAAAGGTTTGAGGCTACCAATGCCCCAGCACCACCCTCGGTGAAACTTGAGATTGTGCCATGCCCGATTAAGAGCAGAGCGTTGGAACACATCGAAATACTTGTTGCCATTTATTGTCCTTAAAGTGGACCAATCACCGCGTTGGAAGGAGCCAGCAGGGTCACGGTGACGGTCCTCAAGGGTTAGCTAATTACTCAGCCCATTTCACTGATACGATACCGTTGCCATCTCTCGCAACTGCACCAGCTTTCATGATTCCGTTACATAACCAGGATGTTTTCTGTGCAACGTAATTAACTTCTGTTTTAGCATCCAAACCAATCGCCAAACCGACTGCTGATTTGTGATAACCAAAACCCTCACGAACAGATGATGCGATGTCTAAACCGCCCTCAGTGCGTGACTCGATGGTGTGGAATTTGAATCCCATGAACGTATCAATATCGCCTGACATCAATGCGCGAACATTGTTGTAATCAGCGCTAGTGATCGTTGAATCGCTCAACATATCTTCCATACCAGCCGCAGAAGTTACGAAGTGACGATCACCTGATGGTACGCCTTTATCGTTTAACTCTTTGCCTGTTTGGATGATTTTAGCTAGTGTTAGGCCAGCAGAACCCGATGCGATTGAAGCGGCTGGTGTAGCTGCATCTAATGCGTCTAGGATAAGCTGATCTAGTCTACGACCCAATGCTCCAGCAATTGTTTGCGCTAACTCTTGACGCTCGTCAAAGTTAACTTCTGCTGAATCAAAGATGTCGGTGTACTCAGGTGCGTTCCAGTTTGATAGCGTACAGTTGATTAGACTGTGTGCTACGCCCATCGCAACAACATCTGCTGACGTTGCTTTCTGATTGGCAAGACCTTTGCCCATCGCTCTGAACTTGTAAATGTCGGCCACTACACCATTACGGACTGTAACGGTATCTCGAAGTGAACCTGATGATTGGAAAGCGTGTTTAACTTCGCTGTCGAATAACTGCTGCGCTGCTGCGCTTAATGATGCGGACATTGTATTTCCTTATACTGCGTTAATATATAACTAGACTCCTGTCTAGCAACTCGTTTTGGCAAGGGTATCCGGTTAAGGGCCTCAGTACCGCTTCAAGTTGGGCCATCGCTGTCCGCAATGGGTATCCAATTTTTAGCTGGATTGGGGTATATTATACCACAGTTTGCCTAGCCAAATAACTGCTGAAACTTCGCATCCACTTCCTTACGGAATGTCGGTGATTCTTGGTAACGCGGATCAGCAACCATTTCGTCTAATTTCTCCCTGGTTAACCCGGTGTTCGTCTGCGTCTTGGCACTGTCCACCATGACTGCGTTTTTGCTTTTAGTGATGAGTTCTTCGATCACCGCAACAGCCGTTGCCGAAGTCACCACGCCTTTAAGGTTCGCAAACCCCTCCGGTGACAGGTTCGCCTTACCGTATTTTTCAATAGCATCGAGTCGGTCAGCAGCCTGTGGGCCTAACAACTCCATCTCAGCAGTTTGTGCCTCTTGGAGATTACCCACCGTGTGCCGCAACCATCCTTGCGTTAACGAATCAAAAGCCGCTTGGCTCATGTTCTGCTCTTTGGCATAGTTCTTAATGAAATCTACACCGGGATCATTCTCATCAAACCATGATTGACCGTTGGGATTATCACCAAACTCTTCCGGTGAAGTCAGTGTGTATTCCTCTGGCGCCCCGGTGAAGCCACCAAAGCGCTTCGATAGTTCGTTATAACCTTTGGCTTGCTCTGCGACTGAATCATATTTATCGCTGAACCACTCAGGTCGATCACCCTCGCCATTCACACCCTCTGACAAATACCATCCATCGTTGGCTGGCTCTGTAGGTGTTGATTCGGTAGTTTCTTCTGCTGCCCCATCCATAAGGCTTAATTCTTCTTCCATGATGCTAACCCTCCTTGGCTATTCTCATCTGCTGTAAAATCTGTCGTACTAAATCGTTCTGCCCCTCACGGATGCCAGCACCGAACTGTGTGCTACCCGAATTGAGTACAGGCCGATCTAGTGTTATTGCTTTAAGCCGGTTCAATACGAACTCACCGGCATCAGTGCTGAAGCACTCCAGGAACCGAGAACTCACTTCCCGGCTCGCTTGCTCCATCTTATGTGCTTGCTCTTCCTCACTGGACACTAGGCTGCTCCGCTTGAGCGACTTCTTGCTCCATACGATGTTCTTCCATCATCTGCTGTTGTTGCACCTGTTGAGCCATCGCTTGCTTATACGCCTCACGCTCTTGCTTGGTCCGTATCAGTTCGTTATCCACACCCAGTTTCTTAGCTATCCAGGGTAGGATTTCTTCCATGACGATACTGCCAGCCATCAGTTCATTGCCAAAGGCTGCACCGGATTCCAATAAGGTTCGCAATGCGGCTAACTCATCTTGATCCTGTACTTTAGCTAGTGGCGATGTGTGTTTGATGGTGACGGCTCGGCCATCTATCTTGACCGGCTGAATCTCACCCTCTTCGATCAGAATATCGACTGAGCGCTTAATGATCTTTTCGATAAACTCAGTCTGTAACCGACTGAACGCTGCCCCTGAGTCTTGCATCAACTCCTGATTTCTAAGGCTCATCTCGGTAGCTGTTCGAACTGGTGCATCTACATCGCCAAACGGTTCAGCAAATAAGGCTCGATTGATACCCTTACGCAACTCATCAATGCTGTGCTGCTCTAACTGTGGATTACCCGGCATCGGTAACGGTCTAAGCGTTGGATTGCTCGACTCATTGCTGCCCACAGGGATAATTGCACCTGGGGTAATTTGAACGGTAAAGGGGTTAATAACTCCATCGTCTGCGGCTGTATATACGCCAGCAGTCTGTAACCCAATGTTCTTAATCTGCCACATCTTCTGCTGATTGAGCATCTTGATGTCAGATAAGACAGTCATGACTCGGCCCCGACCTAACACCTCACCGGGTCGAACTGACTCACGGAATACCACCCAAGGCGATACATTGAAATTCTGTGCATAAATAACGTGCTTATGTGCTTTCTCAATGCAGCACTGATAGTATTTCTCAGTCTTAGGATCGAATATCGTTCCCTCAATAATGGAAACTTTAGTGTCAGGCTTGTCAGTCAGCAGTTGCTTACAATGTGCAGACAGATCAGCATCAGGCCATAAGCGCTCGATGTTACGCACACTAACTTCATGCTCACGCCATACGGTATCTACCGTGCCGCGTGGACCCTCTTCCGGCACTAACTCACTCAATGGCACAGCATTGAAAGACAACAGGCTGCTGTCGCTATCTGAACGCTCGATGGTCAATGCACCGGTGCTAATCGCTAAGTCAGTGAAAGCCTCATGAGCCTGTGATGCAAAGTTACTGTGATTAAGATGATCGAATAGCTTTTCTGATACGGTGTCTAGGTACGCTTGTGCCTCATCCTGATTTTCCTCTGGAATATCACTACCCGGAACTAACTTGATCCATTCGCGCCAAGGTGGAACCAACATCGCTTGCAGTCTTGATGCAAATCGTTGAACGCCCAACTCTGCTGTTGAGTCAACAATGTCAGGCTCACGCTTCTGCCCCACCGCTTGACCCGATAAGGTATCTCGCTTGGGTGCAGCGAACTTGTAGCAGTCACGCAGCAAGGAATCCCATCTGCCGCGCACTTCCTTGGCCGCAGCAAAGCGCTTAATGAGGTCTTCGACAGACCCTAAGTTCTCAGGTATTTTGTACATGGTTTACCCCAACGTGCCAGATTTACCGATTCCTGTTTCTTCACCAGAGATTAAAGATGCTCGGCCTCTACGCTTACGCTTCAGCGCACTCTTTTTGGCTGCGACATCATGCTCTGTTTTCTCGTATTCTTCTTCCTGACGCTTCTCTGACTTCACTTGCGCTTCAGATTTAGGCGGTGCTGATGGTGGTTTTGGTGATGATCCCATTTTTCTATCCTTGAATTGTGGTGTATTGAGGGGTGTTGATGAGGTGATTGTATAACTGTCGAGGCGTAACCACGCCCCATGCCTTAATGCCTAGCAATGCTTTGACTTGCTCAACGCAATTAAAACAGGCTGGAACTAGATCACGCATTTGTAATCCATCTGCCCAGGTGTGAACAGAAAGTACCGCAGCAGCATCGGGAGCGATGTGCCGGGAGTCGGTGATGTCCATGATTTCGATGTCGGTGTAGCCAATGTATGGCTTGAAAGCAATGAAGTGCTGCCCATCGAACTTAACGGCCCAGCAGTGTCGCATTTCTTGGTCGAACAGCCTTGTCCACCAATGCTTGCAATGTCCTTTTTCAAAAACTATCCACCAATGCAAATGATCGCGCCCTCCCTCATCCATGAGAGAGTTGATAGGCGCTGAATTAACGTCCATGTTGGCTAACATTATACCACATTTAGGGTTATCCTAAAACTGCCCAATCTGTGGACGCTACGGCCGGCCTAGTCATGTGCTTGTTGACCTCCCGATGGTTAACGGCAAAGTATCTAAAGGCATCGGCATAATGGCTGGACCAATCATGCAATGGGTGTGACTTATAAGTGCCACGCCTTTCATCAAATTCTTTCCGGTATCGCTTCAGAGCGCGTAAGCCGTCCATACAACCATCATCGGCAGAGTTGAACCAACAACGCGGAATAAGCTGCCTAGCAGCGTCTATGCCGTCCTGTACCCCTATGTTGGGCGTGACTCTGAACACCAACCCTAATGACCTTGCTGTTTCTAGTCTGCTCTTGCCTGTTGAATAGGATCGGACCCGAATATCATGCGGTGCAAAGTGAGCGCCAAAGGTAGCATGGTTCTTGTCGCGCCAATCGTAGACATAGTTGATATAGTGCTGGATGCCCTCGCCTGAGTTCTCATAGCTATGGACCACCCTGATTTCTCGCCCAATGGTCTGAACAAAGAATATAGCAGTGCTGTCCGCAACACCAATATCCCAATACGTTGATACCGGAATACCCGGCTCCACTGCCATCGGTAATACCTGGTTAGCATTAACGTACTTGGCGTAATAGGAACCATCGCGGTTGGAAAGTACCTCACCCTACCATACATGGTTGTACAGGTCGGTATTGATGGATTTCAGATAAACTCTTTCTTTCTCTAACTCCTCCGGGAAAAAAGGATTGTCTGAGTAGTTGACCTTAGTGACATAAGAGTCGTTCTGAGGATTGACCACAAAGCGCTGGAACGTATCATCCAGTTCATCATTCGGGTTAAAGCTGACCCATATCTCTGACCCCGGTTGTCTTATCGTAGGGATTAATGTTTCCCAACTGCTCTGTGTTACGGCCTCGGCTTCTTCCACCCACACCCGGTGCAATCCCTCTAATGACTTCACCTTAGTGATGTTAGATTGTAGGCCCATGAACAGGAACCGGCTGCCGTTCTTGCCAAGTATCTGCGTCTTCTGAATCTCAAAGCAATCAGCAACACCCAACCGCTCGATGGTGTCGGCTAGTAGCTGTAGCACTGAATCCTGTATTGATTTCTGAATCTCACGCGCACAAAGCACGCGGAACCCTGGAGTCTGCAATGCTTCCAATACTAGCAGCGTGGCAATGGTCCATGACTTACCTGACCCACGACCACCATAAGCTATCTTGTACCGGTGTGGCTCCCCAAAACCTTTCCACTTAGGCGTTAGGTCAATCTTTAGGTGTTTCTGATGAGTCGTGTTCAATCACACTTCCTTGTGCTATGGGTTTCGGGTCTTCCGTGAAATTAATCGTGATACCTGTCGGCATAAATGAGCCATCAGTCGTATGCTCCACTGACTTACGTTTAGGGTAGATATACTGCGCTAACTCTTTGGCCATATTCCCGGCAAGGGTGTAATCCTTTTCTGTCATCGCCACTTCACCGATCTCGATCATTGCTCTGATCGGATCATACCCCGATGCCTCAATCTTATCCTTGACCTCTGACCTGATCTTATCGGGCGTACCTTTCTTGCGACCACTACCTGGGGGTTTCTTGCCACCTGGCTTAAATACCATACTAACCCCTTGCTAACGTAGCATCCATACCACTTGCCGCACAATTGCATGAGGCAGCATGACAGCCATGATGAACAATGTCCTTACGGTCATCTTCAAACTCAATCCGTGCCTCTCCTTGAATTTCATCGCTGATGCCTAATCTCTACGCCATCGTACAGGTCATAGATGCGACCACACTTATCTAACGCCACACATTGCCGATGCTTTCGTGAATAAAAAGTAACTAACCCGGCACCGCACCAGCACTTATTTTCCTCGCGGTTCTTATAACCAACCCCTTTATGCTCATAAATCTCTGCTGATGGATTGATCCACCTGTTCAGCCATTCAATCATTTTTCACTATTTCCTTTCTGTTGTAGTTGCCATAAGTTAGATTCTTTTCTTCCATGTATTTAATCATCCGATCTAAATACCAACGTGCTTTTTTGAGCGACTCTAACCCACCCTTAAACCGATAGCGTAAGCAATACTTCAACACATTCGCCAAGCACATAGCTTCCTTGGGATCGTTGATCGGCTCAATCGCACTCTCAATCACATCAATTACCTCAAGACCACCGGCCATCTGATAATGCTCTGGATGATTTACGTTGTCATAACTGACTTCTTCACTCATCATCGACCCACACCTCTTTTGCTCCTCGCTTTTCGCGCATCGCATTTATGGTCAAAGAACTATTCCAATATTTTGAACTCTCTGCCATATCATCAACTGCTCTACACGCTCTTATAGATAAATCGGCCATCAACATTAACTGCTCAGGACTGTCGTCACCCATGCACAAAGGCAATGTGTCATTTCCAGCGCTAATTATGTCAGCAGCAAGCAACTGAGCCATATACCTATCAATTCTGGAAGTATCTGACACTTCCCTATATTTCTTTTCATCACTCATTCCCAATCAACCCCCTCAAAAAAAGTACCATCAATAATCTGAATCACGGCTACCGCTCCCCCTAACAAAACTAACCAGGGCAAAAGCAATAGCGCCACACATACCCGAATCACTGTCATATAATTTTTATGCTCCCCACTTCGCTCCAAAACTTCTGTGAATGAATGTCATAAATGTGGCAATCCTCTTTCAGCGTTGCATCCATAACAGCTTTCAATAAGTTATCCACATCAGGTTTCTGCTGATGCCCTTTCCCCAGCATCAATGCTTTCTTCTTCTTGGACCAACTCTTTGGCATCGGTAAGTAAAAGATTACTGTTGAGCCATTAACGATTTCCATCCCCTGTTCCCGGCACTCATCCGCAAAGGCTCTATAGCGCATCACGCATGGGCGCTTACGCCACCGATCAGCCTGTGTCTGCCGAGGCTTAGACACTGGTGAAATCAAATATTCAGTCATCAACCGGCATCGCATACCCACAATGTTTGGCCACTTCACGCACTCTTTTCTGTAAGGCTGCCATCTGCTTTTCCATCAACTCACTTTGCTCAATGAGCGTTTCAATCAACTCAGCGACCTTTTTGTCGGCCTCTTTTATCCTTGTTGCCATCATATCTCCATGTATCAAAATATCCTTTTGGTGTAACCAGCATTACCCTAGCTAAACCGTATCTTTCTTTTACCGCACTCACTAGCTTGTGCGCTCCATCATCTAACTGATCCCAAGCCTCACGCTTCTGTATTGCCGTCTTGCCTTTAACGGCATCACGCCAGCAGTTGGTCATCAATCACATCCATTGTTGCCCTAATAAATTCCTCGGCCACTGGTGCTACGATTGCATTGCCGTAGCCTTTGAGCCGGATAGTCCTCGCTTCAGCGCTTGCGTTTGGCGTAATGACTGAATCGCTGCTATACACCACGCCTCGGGCAATCCCATCAACCAACGGCTTAATGCCGGATTTAATTGGCCGGTACTTTTCATCTCGGCAGTAGAGCCAATCAATCCCACTTGCTGAGTCAATGGAATCCCTGTGTCCTGTGGTCTGGGTGGTTTCACCCCCCTCTTTGCATCCGTCACTGTCGGAGTTACCCACCCGGCTATGCTCGCTATTGCCCCGATGCCGTTCTGCCTGCCCTCCCGGTAACGATTGCAATCCTTGTTTGCATTGTTCGCCATTGGAGTTGGCCACCCTGTCAGAAATGCCTGTGTCGAGGTTGAGTCGTTCCTGATTCTGCCTGTCGGACTCCCGAATATATAATTCTCCAGGTTCCCTGTGTTCTTGTAATCTCGCGTTGTCGGTGTTGCCCATCCGACATTGGGCAACCCAGTAGATGCGTTTGCGGATGTGCGGCTTGCCGATGCTGTGTGCGCCCAGTATGCAATGCCCAACGGTGTAGTTTTCTCTTTCCATGACTGTTTGTAAATCATCGAGCCATTCGTGCCTAATCGCGCTTTCAACCTGTTCACCAAAGATAGTGTGAAAGTTGCACTGTCCGACCAATTCGAGGAAGTGGGGGAGTAAGTGGCGATCATCTGATTTTCCTCTTTGATTTCCGGCTGCCGAGAATGGTTGACACGGCAATGAAGCAGTTGCGACAGGTCGATCTTCGCCCCATCCGGCATTTCTAAGTGCGTAACTCCAGACTCCAACTCCGGCAAAAAAGTGGTGTTGAGTAAATCCCTCAAGGTCTGAGGCTTCGACTTCGATGATGCTTCTTTCGTCAACAGTTCCATCCGCAATATCTCCATTAATTATTAGTTGTCGTAGCCATGCTGCGGCCTTGGGGTCAAACTCGTTGTAGTAAGCTGTCAATGCATCTCCCCCTCAACCAGTTCAATTTCTTTCTCGCCTACGATGATAGCTATAATCTTCACCATATCTTCCTGGCTAACATCGCCCAAAATAGTAATAGTGCCTAATTCATTCGTACTCTCAAGACGGACGCGGCTAATCAAATCTTCTTCCTCAGTCTTCATATCTTCTTCCTCAGTCTTCATAATTGCTTTCAAACTCTGCAAATTCACCACAATCCGCGCACCGGCCTATCCCCTTATGCACATTGCCTTTAGGCATGGCTCCACAACAATTACTCACTGGGCGAATGTCATCATCTTTGTCCATCAGCAAAATGCCGTAGCTTTTCATCTGATCTTTCTCGTTCTTTTCCCGGCTCACGCTAACCACCTTTTACATTTCGCTCTCATCTCGGCAATTTCCTTTTTTGAGTAAGCAGATTTAACATATAAGTCCTCACGGCCCATATCGCGCATCCGATGATTAAAGTCACGGTTGTCGGTAGTCCGACAGTCAATGAGTTCACTGTCATGGTCTTGATCGCTGCATCCTTGCAACACACTGTTCATAGCTTTCACCTACCCTGGCGTTTTTATCTATCTCGGATTTTGAGTAGCCGCCAAACTTCTCACTGGATTGACCACCCGACTGCTGTCGCTGGAGCCGATCCACGAATAAACCTGTGTATCTGCCAGTGATGGTGTAATCAACCACCTGTTGTTGATCTTTCGGTGACAACCCTGATAGTTGGTTACTGGCCTTGGCTCTAGCTAGATCGCTCAGTGGTTTGCGGATTTCTTTGCGGTGCTGCTCAAACTCTGCCCACACATCAGGATCAATGGTTTCGGGTAAGACAAATTTCTTCTTGGGTGCGCTACTCCCCTTAGTATTACTTTCTTTTTTAGTATTGGTAATATTAGTATTATTAAGGGCGTTGGTTTCCCACGTGTGGGTTTCCGCACTCTGCGGTTTCCCACGTGTGGGTTTCCCACGTGTGCCTGTAATTGCTAGTCTGTGAAGCGTTATTACTGTACCGCCAGTGGTCTTTGTTACTTCGTAAAGGCCATTATCTCGGAGTTCATTTGTCGCTGAACGCCACTTCCAATCACCTATGCTCAGTGCTTTGCGTATTTCTTTCGGGTGATACTTCCACTCAGAGTCCTTGCTTGCCATATAGACATACACAGCTATAGCATCAACGGAAAGGCCGAGGTTGAATAGGTCGTTGCTGACCATAGTGAAACCGTCTTTAGTGTTGTTTGTGGGCATCCCTAATCGCCCCTATCCGTCTGGTTGCTTGTGGTTTCAGTAACGCATAGCCTAGAGGCATGACCAAACAGATGAGAGGTGACGACATGGTGGACGTAATCCCCAATCGTGCGATCAGAGATAGCCGCCAACTTCGACAGCACAAGAAATTCCGAGTCCGTAAACCGCGACTTCACTTCATTGATCCGTTTCTCATTGCCAACCATCGCTCACCTCATCAGTTTGATTTGTTCGATTTATACGCCAAAAAAGAACCCCCGGTTAAGGGGGCAAAAGAGGCGCTAACCATAGATATCGGGGCGTAAGTCTTTGCGGCTAATTTGCCCGTCCGTTATACGTTCTATTTTTTGTGCGATCTGGAATGTGACATTGCGTCTGCCGGTGATAAGGTGGCTGACTTGACCGGGCGAGATTCCCAATTCGGCAGCGGCTTTAGCACGACCCCCCACGATGACACAAAAGGCTTCAATATGTTTCATGCCTACAACTCTACCAAGAGTAGAGATGAGCGTCAAGAAATATCTATACCCGAAGTATACTCCGATGACCATCGTCAGAGGATAATAGAGCCTATGAAAACTAATACCTGGGTTTCCGAAACCCTCAAGCTGATGCGTGAGCGCAACATGACGCAAGAGAGGATGGCCGACAGGCTAGGAATCACTTTGGGCGCTTTCAATCACTGGATGACGGAAAGGCGAAAGCCTAGGTATGAAAACATCGAACAGATTGCCAAGATTCTCGGTGTACCGGTCACACAATTGACCGCGCCCAACGCATCTCTCCCTACAGCCGAAGAAACAAAAATGCTCACAGATTTGAGGAATTTGAGCGCTGAAAATCAATTACTTATCGAAGCAATGATCCGCTCTTTAGCCAAAAAATACGACAAATAGCCTTAAACTGTCTAGTGCTGCTGATAAATTTGTAGGTCAAAATAGACAATCCTCGATAAACGGCTTGCTGATGTTCTTTTATGTGCTACAAAGGCAATAACATTAATTCAAAGGGAATTTGGATGTCTGAAGAAAATCAGCAATTACTCGGCGCGTATGTGAAATTATCGGCAGATGAGAAAAACCTTGTTATCGGCACGATCAATGCGCTCCTCCCCCCCCCCCCCCCCCCCCCCCCCAAACCCAGCCCGACCACTCCACCCCATTCTTTTTATTTGAATAAAGAAAAAAAGTTGATGCATTTTGTAATGGCTGGGGTGGGGGGGGGGGGGGGGGGGGGGGGGGGGAGCGCATTGTTCGTGCCGATAACAAGGTTTTTCTCATCTGCCGATAATTTCACATACGCGCCGA